TTATTTGAAATATAATATCTATTAATTTTTTGTAATTCATCTTGTTTTGCAACTTGATTTTTAACATATATAGCGTGTTGTCTCCACGCCCCTTTAGATTTAGCTCCTATACAATAATCTAAAATATTTCTATTATGTTTTAATGTATGTTCTGGTAAAGTTCCATCAACAAAGTATGCATACAATGCTTTTGGAATGATCAGTTTAGACTTGTTCTTATGAAGAGCTAATCCTTCAAATTCAAATCTACCTTTACATTTAGCTTTACCATTACTATCTACTGCTATATAATTATTAACATCAGCTAATACTAGTTTGTTATATTGATCATGTTCAAGATTAAGACCGGTTATTTCTTCCCATTCTTTACATACTTCCATATATTGAGGTATGTATTCCCTAGGGATTATAGTCTCAACACCATCAGTATTTTGCATTAAAGCAACAGCATCTGGTATTCTTGTCATAATCATTTCATACAACATCATTAGTGTAAGTTGACCATTAACAGTAATAAACATAGTAAACTGCGGATCATATAAAAAAGAGTTTTTATCATTGCTAAGACCATATGTGCTATTAAGTATAATTTTATATACATAGTTCATAGGATCACTCTTTGGTATTTTCTTTCTTTCTGTAAAGAACCACTCATAGAGTTCACAAAACTTTTCTTTTGGTATATGTGCAGGAGAATATTTATTAACAATAGCTAAGTTAGGATAGAAGCTAGTAACATCTGAAGACATTATAACTCTCTCAGTATCAGACTCATATACTCCAGCTTTAGTAGCACCATGGGCACCACCTAAACCAAAGTCAGTTTTTACACCTTTATATTTAACTGAATATTTAAATCCACCTTTAGTATAATTAGGATTAACTTCAACTGTTTTAAATCTTTCTAATAGAGTTTTAAATTCAATTGTTTCAAATTTAGTATAATCTAATATAAGATCTTTAACTTTAATTACATTTCTAAATGTTCTTAACTTTTTGATTTCATATTTTGGCATATCTAGTTCTTTACTGAGATAATAAGCAAAGATTTCTTTACTTATTCTTGGTTCAGATGCACTAAACAGATTAATATTATATCTTTCAGTTAAATTTTTTCTCAATGCAACTAAAGGTTTAGATCTATTAAAGATTTCTTTAGTAGCTTCTACATCATTAATACAGTATTCAATAACTAGATCTAACTGATCTTGTGTAGTTATTTCTGTATCATGATGAATAGGCATATCTAAGATATTATCCCAGTCCATAGTGTATTCTATCCACT